GGGGTCAGAGATTGGGATTTGGTAAGATAGATTACAATGACTTCTCTCACTTCAATGAAGAGATGCTGAAGTATTGTATTCAAGATGTTGAGTTGACATATAAATTATACTTACATTTATTACCTACACTAAAGAAATATTCAAAGAAGTCTATGCTTCTTGAGCATCAAGTCAGAGCCATAGTAAACAGACAGGAAGAGAATGGTTTCAAGCTAGACATTGAACAGGCAGACAAGCTATGTGCAAGACTTGAGGAAGAAGCAGACAAGATAGAAAAAGATTTACAAGAAATATTCCCACCTATCATTACTGAAAGATACTCAGAGAAGACAGGTAAGAAACTAAGTGATAGTGTGGAAGAGTTCAACCCTAACTCTAGACAACAAATCTCAAAGAGATTGATAGAGAAAGGTTGGAAACCTGAGAACCTGACACCTACAGGGCATCCTATTGTTGATGAAGGAACATTGAAACGAATCAAAGATATTCCTGAAGCACTACAGATTGCTCACTATCTTCTATTGCAGAAGAGGGTTTCTCAGATTAAGTCTTGGATAGATGTAGTCCAAGAAGATGGTAAGGTGCATGGTAGAGTGATGACACTGAAAGCAATCAGTGGAAGAATGGCTCACAACTCTCCAAACATGGCTCAAGTTCCTGCTTCCTATTCTCCCTATGGAAAGGAATGTAGGTCAGTTTGGATACCTACCAATAGTAATTATGTATTACTAGGTTGTGATGCATCTAGCCTAGAGCTTCGTTGCCTTGCTCATTACATGGGCGATTCCAAGTTTACAAAGGAAGTAGTTGAAGGAGACATACATACTGCCAATCAGAAGGCTGCAGGTCTGAAGACTAGAGACCAAGCAAAGACTTTTATCTATGCTTTAATCTATGGTGCAGGTCCTGATAAGATAGGTCAGATAGTTGGTGGTGGTAAGACTGAAGGTAAGAATATTATCAATAAGTTTATGTCCAATATGCCTGCTCTAAAAACCTTGCGTGATAAGGTTGACAGAGTTGCAAAGACAGGATTCATAAAAGGTATTGATGGTAGGATACTAAAGGTCAGACAGTTTCATGCATCAATGAACCTACTCTTACAAGGAGCAGGTGCAATCATTTGTAAGGAATGGCTACGACAAATAACTTTAAAGGTGCAACAGGTTTATGACTACAAGCTTGTTGCATCTATACATGACGAATACCAATTTGAAGTTCGTAGAGACCAAGCTGAAAGGTTTGGTGAGCTAACTAAGCAGGCAATGAAACTTGCTGAGAAAGAACTGAGTGTTCAATGTCCATTGGATAGTGAATATAAAATAGGAAAAAATTGGTATGAAACACATTAATGAGTTGACATACCTTTTTAGGTGTAGTATAATTCGTTATAATTTAACAAGCAACTAAGATTGCACTAACAAACTAAGGAGTAAAGATATGCCAGTATTAAGTGGTAAAGCCTATTGGGCATCAATTTCAAATCCAAACACTACATTTGAACCTGTTTGGACTATAGACTTATCTGTAGATGATAACAATAAAAAGAAAGCCATAGACTCAGGTATGGCAGTAAAGAATAAAGATGATGAGAGAGGAGACTTTGTTACTATCAAGAGGAAGGTAACTTCTAAGAATGGTAATCAAAACAATCCACCATCTTTAAAAGACTCTCAAAAGAGAGACATCAAGGGAACATTAATAGGAAATGGTTCTGATGTTAATGTCCTTTATAAAACTTATGAATGGAGTTACGCAGGGAAGAAGGGTATTGGAGCAGACCTTCAAGCAGTCCAAGTTGTTAACCTTGTAGAGTATGAAGAAGGTGAAGACTTTGATGTCGTGCCTGATGCATATCAGTCAGGAGATAACTTGGATGACTCTAAAGAAATTCCTTTCTAAATAATAAGCTTAATGCTGAAGTGGGTTGTGGTTGGTGGGATTTTTATAAAGGAATATTATGAGTAAAAAAGTAGAGACTTTAGTCCAAGATATATACAGGACTATTGATGAAGGTTTAGATAAGAGAAAAACTGATAAGGCTTTTCTTCAAACCTTTAACAAGAACGTAATGGAATCTATTGAGAGCTTTCTATTTGAGCAGAGAGGAGACGTAACTACGTTAAGACTCTCTCAGATAGGAAGACCTGATAGACAATTATGGTATGATATCAAGTCAGATATTAAACCACCTAAACTTGATGCCAAAACTAGAATAAAGTTTTTATATGGAGAAATCCTTGAGTCTCTTGTCATACTTCTTGCAGAAGCTTCAGGACATGACGTATCTGAAATGCAGAAGTTGGAAGAGGTGGAAGGTGTCAAGGGTCATAAAGATTGTAGAATAGATGGTACTCTAGTTGATATTAAGAGTGCTTCATCTTATAGCTTCAAGAAGTTTAAGGATGGTTCTCTAATTAACAACGACCCTTTTGGTTACATATCTCAGATAAGTGCCTATGCAGAGAGTGCAGGTGATGACTCAGCAGGTTTTCTTGCAATAGATAAATCGACAGGTGAACTTACTTACATGCCTGTTGAAAGCATACATATGATAAATGCTTCTGACAGAGTTAAACATTTAAAAGAAGTTGTTAAGTCTGATACTCCACCTGATAAATGTTTTCCTGATGAGCCTGATGGTAAGTCAGGTAATAAAAAACTTGCACTAGGTTGCGTCTTCTGTTCATACAAAGAACATTGTTGGTCTGATGCTAATGGTGGTAAAGGTCTAAGAAAGTTCAAGTATTCTACAGGAGTACGTTATTTAACTCAAGTTAATAAGACACCTGACGTACAAGAAATCTAATGCCAAAGCCTAAATTTCGTTCTAATTCAGAATACAATGCCTATTGTTTCCTAAAAGAAAATAAGGTATCATTCAAATACGAAAAGCTTATCATCAATTATGAATGGCTAGAATCCAAGAAGTATATTCCTGACTTTGTATTAAGTAATGGGGTTATCCTAGAGGTAAAGGGAAGGTTCGTACTAGAGGACAGAAAGAAACATCTGTTTGTAAGAAAGCAGTGTCCTCAGTATGACATTCGATTTGTCTTTGATAATCCCAACAGGAAGCTATACAAAAATGGAAAGATGACTTACGCAACTTGGTGTGAGAAGCATGGGTTTAAATATTGCAAAGCTAGTAGTGGGATACCTATAGAATGGATAACAAAATAAAAACAAGTGTAAACTTTGTTGTTGAGGAAGATATCTTTAAAGAAAGAACTACTCCTGAACAGACAATGTATATGTGTGTTATCTTACAGGCACTACTAGACGCAACTAAACCTGTCTACAAAGGAGAACCTGAAACATCTATACTTGAAAGAGACAGAGCAAAAGCTTGGTTCTCTGCTTCAGTAGGTGTTACTGCAGAAGACTTTAAAATAGTGTGTGACTATGCAAACATTGACTATAATTATATGAGAGAGTTTGCATTTAAAGTTTTGCAATCAGGTGAAATAGAATATACAAGAAAAAGAATCAACGCAGTGTTAGGACATTAAAATGAAAAGTAACTTACTACCCACAGACTACCAAAACTTTATTGCTTTATCTAGATATGCAAGATGGAAAGATGAAGAAGAAAGAAGAGAGACTTGGACAGAAACTGTCTCAAGATATTTTGACTACATGCAGGGATTGCATAGTAAAACTTTAACAGATTCTCTTAGAAAGAAACTAGAAGAAAAGATACTAGGTCTAGAAGTTATGCCTTCTATGAGGGCATTGATGACTGCAGGACCTGCTCTTAAAAACTGTAACGTAACTAGCTACAACTGTAGTTACATACCTGTAGACTCACCTAGAGCCTTTGACGAGTGTATGTATATTCTTATGTGTGGTACAGGTGTAGGCTTCTCAGTTGAAAGAAGTAATGTTGACAAACTTCCTATTGTTAACGAGCATTTTGAAGATAGCACTACAGTAATTAAAGTTGCAGACTCTAGACCTGGTTGGGCAAGAGCATTGAGAGAGTTAATATCTTTATTATATGCAGGACAGATACCTACAATAGACGTGTCTGAAGTAAGACCTGCAGGAGCTAAGTTAAATACTATGGGTGGTAGAGCATCAGGACCTGAACCTTTCCTTAATCTATGTAAGTTTATTATAGATAAGTTTAAAGATGCTAAAGGTAGAAGACTTTATCCTATTGAGTGTCACGATATAATGTGTAAGATTGGACAGGCAGTAGTTGTAGGTGGTGTAAGACGTTCTGCCCTTATCTCTTTGTCTAATTTAAATGATGACCAAATAAGGC